TAAATTAATTGACAAGTTTTACAAACTATTACATGTAGACTTATTTGAACATGATATGCATAGATCAACCTTTCATGCTCTTATAAGTCTACACGAACAGAACAAAACCATAGATGTTATAACTGTTTCTAAATTAATAAAAGGGGAAAACATAGTTTTAGAGCTTTCATTAATGACAGACAGAGCGTATGATTTTACAGAAGCTATTACCTGTATAGGTGTGCTAACGGAAGATTTTCAAAAAAGAACTTTGTCGGGTATTGTGCATGATGTGCATAATCAATTAAGTAATCATGAAGAGCTTGAGCTTATCGTAGGTAAATTGACGGATGAAATGTCTAAATTGCAAATAGGGCAACCAGAACAATTAGTAGACATCAAAACACAAATACAAAACTTTTTAAAAGATGTAGAAGTGCGTATGAATACTGATGGTTTATTAGGTATAGCTTCTGGCTATAAAGACATTGATAGATTTACTGGTGGTTGGCAAGAAACTGATTTAATTATAGTCGGTGGCGCATCATCTATGGGTAAAACTAGCTTTGCTTTAGCTTTAGCATATAATGCAGCAAAATATACAGATACACCAACAGTAATATTTTCGTACGAAATGAGCGCATTACAGTTAGTAAGAAGACTGGCTTCAATGGAGTCAGAAATAAATAATAAATACATAACAAATGGTACTTTAAATATTAATGAATTAGAAAAAATACATGAAGCTATAGGTAATATAGAAAATTTACCATTAAATATAGACGAAGGTAATTTAACATCATTATCATATTTAGTACACAGAATTAAAGAATATGTCAAAACAAAAAAAGTAAAATTAGTCATGATAGATTATTTACAATTAGTTAGTTCAAAAAACAAAGCTGGTAGTCGTGAGCAGGAAGTTAGTAAAGTAGCTAGAACATTAAAAAATTTAGCGAAAGAACTTAACATTACTGTTATTGCGCTTAGCCAGTTAAACAGAGGTGTAGGAATGCGTAACAATAGCAAGCCTACATTAGCCGATCTAAGAGAATCAGGCGAAATAGAACAAGCTGCAGATGTGGTTATGCTTATATATCGCCCTGAATACTACGGTATAGAATATAACGATGACGGCAAAGAAAGTAAAGGCACTGCTAATATAATTTTTGCAAAAGGTAGAAATATAGGTGTAGGTGAAATTACTTTAAAATTTAAAAGTGAAATAACAAAATTTATAGACTATGAAAATGCATAAAATTATTGAAAAATATCCAATAACAGTTTTATTTATTTTTGCATCCTTCATATATTTTACGTGGCGCATAATGCTTAGTTTGTTTATTGCTGCACTTATTATTTTTCCTATCTATTTAGCTGTTCAAATTTTTAATGATAAATAAAAAATAGTATATTTGCTTAATAATGAATAGGAAAGATAAGCAAAAATCTAAGTTTAAATCTATAATTAATGAGATTGCTTACGATCTAGGCATTAACAAAAAACTTGTCAAAGAAGTGCTAATTCTTACCTTTAAAGAGGTAGCGGTTATACTGCTGCTTAGAGGTAAAAATGTAATGATAAGGCGTTTTGTAAAATTTGTAGTTGCAGCTGCAGCTATAAGAAAGATTAAAAAACAAAATAAAGAAAACAAAAATGAATTTAAACGATCTAAAGAAAGAACTACCGTATAAGTGGCGTGTACAATCCACTAAGTATGGAAAAACTACATGTGTGGCGTATATAGACGCTAGAGATTGCCAAGACTTACTAGATGAAGTATGTGGCCCAGAAAACTGGCAAAGTATATTTTACGAAGAGAATGGATTATTATTCTGTAAAGTAGGTATTCTTTGTAATGATATTAGCACACAAGAATATAATTGGGTATGGAAATCAGACACAGGATCAGAATCTAATGTAGAAAAAGATAAAGGTCACGTATCAGATGCATTTAAGCGTGCATGTGTATCGTGGGGTATAGGTAGATTCTTATATAGACTACCAACACAAACTTTAACTACAAAACAATGGAAAGGTAAAGACTATCCTTATGCTCCAGAAAAAGATAAAATTATATTTGATGGCGACACGCTAACTAAATACATAAATTGGAAAATTAAAAATAATAAATAATGGAAACATACATACCAAAAAATAGTATAAATACTCCGTTAAAGCCTACAACTGAAGAGCTTGTAGAAAAACTACAGGAGTATAGAAAAGAAAACGAAAGATTAAGAAAAAATAATGAGCTTTACAAATTACAAATAATTGAAGCTAGAGAAAAATTAAACCAAATAAATAAAATTATAAACGAATAAATATGGCACTACCTTTTAATTTAAACACAACAACAAGTACAAAAGCGCAAGGTGAAAAAGTAGAATACATTGAGCCTGGAGCGCATCATTGTAAAATAACAGGATTAACAACATCAGACAATCTTGAAAATTATAACGGATCACCATTTATACAATACACTGTAAAGAGTACAAATGGAAAAATAGGTAGGTGTAGATTTTGGGTTGTAAAAGAATCTGACAAGCCATCTACAAAAGAATGGAAAACTAAACAAATTAAAGACTTTCTTATTAATGCAGGTGTAAAAGACTTTAGTGATGATAGCACTGCTATGAACGCAGCTATACATCAAGACTTAATGATAGCTTTTATATCAGAAGAATACATAGGTATTAATAAGGAAACAGAAGAACCTGTTATAAGGACAGCTGTAAAATATAGATGGTCTTCTAAAGTAGGAGGTAAATGTACCTACAATAATGAGATGAATAAAACATTAAGCGAAGAAGATATGGCTGAATTTAGCAATAGACATGCATCATGGGGCAGAGCAAAGGCAGTGGTGCAAGATACTGATGATGATATGCCGTTCTAAATAAATTAAAATTTTACTATATTTGCCAGATGTGTGCAATTTTTATACCAAAGAATGTACCGTCTAGCAAAAATAGTAAGCAATGGACAGGTAAATATTTAGTACATTCTAAAACAGTTAGAAATTACATAAAAGAAACGAAAGCAGATTGGATCAAAAACAAACAAAAATTTTTAGAATTGATAAAAGATAAACAAAAACCTTACAATATAAAATTTACATTTATTAGAGACACAAGACGTAAATTTGATTACATTAACCCTTGTCAAACAATACAGGATTTAATGGAGCAATATGGTTACGTAGAAAATGATAATTGTGAAAATATAATACCTAGCTTTGGTGTATACTCAGTAGACAAAAACAAAGCTGGTGTAAAAATAGAAGTGTTATGACAAAAAATGTTTTTTTAAAAGATTATTTTGAAGAATATTGCGAAAAAGTTGAAATGACTATAGAGCAATTATACTCTAAATCTAGAAAAAGAGATTTAGTAGAAAAAAGAATGTCTATTATGTACGTTTTAAGAAAATCAGTAGGCATGACTTTGCATACAATAGCAGAGTCTTTAAATAAAAATCACGCTACTGTAATTCATGCAGTCAAAACTATTGAAGACTTTATAAAAGTGTATCCACACATAAGAATGCATTGTGAACTAGCAGAAGAAGCGCTGTTAAATCATAAAGAAAATTTAGTAGAATATTTTAAAACACCTATACTGTCAGAAATAGAAAGAAACAAACAACTAGTAGATATTCTGCTAGACAATAATGATAAATTAAAATTAAAAATCAAACAATTAAAAAAAGAATTAGATGAAAAAGAGTAAAAAAATTGAAATAACTATTACAGGAGAAAAGTTTAAAGTAGAAGAAAAAGTTAACGAAACTTTAAAGTCTATGTCAGAAGCATTAAGATCGCATGAAGTGGCTTTGTTGACTTGGGTACACAAAGACTATACTTCAGAGGGTAAATTTACAAAAAAAGAGGTAGACAGCTTTAGAAACAGCTTAGAAGAATACTGTATGCAGATACCAGAGGCTGATAAAATTTTAGAAAGAATGAAAGAAATAGATGATAAATTAGAGCAAGACATACAGGAAAGGCTAAAAGAAAAACAAAAAGTTCAAAACAAAGAAGAGAAAGAATAGGGGGCTAAGAATATATTTACTATTTTTGTAGTGCTTTCTTATCCATGTTCACATGGTTTTTGTTTTGATTCATTAGGGCCCTACTTCGGTAGGGTCTTAATGTATTTAAAATAAATAAATGAAATTAATAACTAATCATAATTTAGACCACGACAGCTATTATATTGATACAGAGTATGTAACAAATAGTATGCTGAATAACCTTACAGGCAAATCTCCTGAGTATTTTAAACACATGATAGAGAATCCGCAGCCAGCTTCTTCTGCTATGAAATTTGGATCTGCATTACACATGAAGGTTTTACAGCCTGAAGAATACAATAAACATTACGTAGTTATGCCTAAATTTGACAAAAGAACCAAGAAAGGTAAAGAAGATTTTGAGGCATTTACCAACAAACATATGTTTAAAACTGTATTGTTGCAAGAAGATCATAACATTATACATGATATGACAAAAAAATTATTTCAAGATAAAGATGCTGCACAATTATTATCAAACGGCTTAAAAGAACACATAGTTGTTTGGAACAATGAAGAATATAATGTAAATTGCAAAGGTATGTTAGACGTATTTAATAAAGAAAGAAATATTATAGTGGATTTAAAAACTACTAAAGATACGTCATACTATGGGTTTGCCAAATCTATTAAAAAATTTAATTATCATAAGCAGGCAGCTTTTTATATGGATGCAGTTAAGGCTGACGAATATTACATAGTTGCTATAGAGAAAACAAAACCATACAATATAAGCATTGTACAGTTAGGTGATGATCTTATTGACAGGGGTAGAGAATTGTATAACAATGATTTAGAAATATATAAATATTGTTTAGATAATAATTATTGGCCTGGTCAAGGGTATGATTACCTAGATAAAAAATCAACACGAACTATTCACATAATGACAGAAGACATATTATGAAACATTCAGTAGTATTTGAGGGTGGAATTGACAAAGTTAGCACCCTGGCTGACGGGAGCCTACGGATTTACGTAGGTACTCCTGAGTTAGCGCAAGAAACTATGGTTAATCTTTTTAGATTAATTAGAAAACCTGGTTATGTATTAATATCAGCTAACCATATTAATCAAGATCAAATAGATGCAGTAGAAAAAGTAACAAGCAACTCAGAGTTTAATGAAAA